TTCAACCTTGGCTCTGCGGTTATCTCTGGTGGCACTTGGCAGGGCGGCACCATCCAGCCAGCCTACGGCGGCACGGGTCTGACCACATTTGTTGGGGCCAACAACGCGCTGTTCTCCACGGGGTCCACAACCCTGACTGCGGGCACGCTACCTATTGCAGCGGGCGGCACGGGGCAGACGACGGCCAACACGGCCTTCAACGCCTTGGCTCCGAGCCAGACCTCCCAGTCGGGCAAGTATCTGACGACGAACGGTACGGATACGTCATGGGGCACGGTTAACGCTCCGCCGTCACTGTCTAACGACACCAGCACGGCTACTAACGTCTTCCCGTTGTTTGCGGCGGCGACCTCAGGTACGCCCTCCACGTTGTTCACCAGCAACGCTCAATATCTGTTCAAGCCTAGCACGGGCGAGTTGAGTGTGAAGGCCCCGCGTGCCAGCAACGGCATCTTGGTTAACAGCCAGACAGTGAGCGAGAATTACACCATCGACACCGGCGATAACGGTGGCTCGTTTGGTCCTGTAACGGTAGCACTGGGTGCTACGGTAACGATTGCGTCTGGCTCGTTCTGGACTGTGGTTTAAGGAGCGGCTGATATGCCAGTAACGATTAGCGGTAGCGGTGCGATAACCGGGCTTGTCATTGGAACCACCGATCTGGCGGATGCGGCAGTCACGACCCCGAAGATTGCAGATACCGCCGTCACTCTGGGCAAGATGGCGGACATGGCTACGGCCAGCGTTCTGGGTCGCAACACGGCGGGCACCGGCGCACCTGAAGTCCTAAGTGCAGCCACAACGCGAACGCTGATTGGCGCGGATAACGCCTCTAACTTGACCAGCGGAACTGTTGCTACCGCACGCCTCGCTACGGGTACTGCAAGCTCCAGCACCTACCTGCGTGGTGACCAGACTTGGGCGACGGTTTCTGGTTACACCGGCCCGCAGGGGATGCAGGTGTTTACTGGTAGTGGCACGTTTACCGTGCCATCAGGAATTACTTCTGTACAGGTTACTGTTGTTGGCGGAGGCGGCGGGGTGAACGTATCTTCAGGAAACCCCATGTCTAGGTCTGCTGCTGGTGGTATGTCTAAAAGAGTCGTAACAGGTCTAACTCCGGGAGGAACTGTTTCTGTCACTGTTGGAGGAGTTGGCGGCAACACTAGCGGAAGCGTGGCTAACCGAGGTGCTACAGGCGGGACATCTTCATTTGGCGCATTTTGCTCTGCAACTGGAGGGCAAGGTAATACATCACAAGGTCTTGTGACGGCAACAGGTGGGGCTGGTTCGGGCGGAACATTAAATATAAACGGACAAAATGCAATAAATAGTAGTGCTCAAACGGGCGGTTTTACCCCGCTTGGTTTGGGTATGCCCGGATACGCGGCCAACTTAGGCTGTTGCGGCAACCCTAACATTTCAGGAAGTGGCTACGGCTTTGGCGGGTTCTCTTCTGGAGGCAGTAATAACAATCCGGTTGCAAATGGCGGCGGCGGTGTTGTGATTGTTGAGTGGTAAGGAGGGCAAATGAAAGAAGCACTAATTTCCCCCAATGAACTTCGCGAAACTGGCTACCGCGTAGCTGAAGTATGCGATGTTTCCTTTGAGGTTGCCCCTCCGCTCTTCTGGGTCGCGTGCGCCGATGATGTGGTTGCAGATGAATATTGGTACGACCCGGCAGATCAGACGATCAAACCCATCCCCCAACCTGAACCGGCACCAGATCAACCGATAACTACTGGAGCGCAGACGCTGTGATCACAATGGTCGCCCCCCGGTTCATAGTGACGCAAGACGGCACGACGCTGAACGTGTTCCACGCCAACAAGGGCGAGGGCTTGCCTGCGCATGAGCATCTCTACGCACACCTGACCATGTGTCATGCCGGTAGCTGCATCGTGCGCAAAGAGGGCCGGGAACTGGTGATGACCAAAGACACGCAGCCGGTCAATCTGGTGGCCGCCGAGTGGCATGAGATTGAAGCGCTTGAAGACGGCACGGTATTCGTGAACGTCTTCGCGGAAGGGAAATACTGATGTCCATCGTAAAAATCCAAGCCCCTCTTTCCGGTACCGGGACGGTGACCATCACCGCACCGACGACAAACTCCGACCGTACAGTGACGCTACCCGATGTGACGGGGACGTTATATATCTCGGGCGGGGATATTGGAACCCCCTCTGCTGGCAACGGCTCTAACCTCACCAACCTGAACGCCTCCAACCTCTCCACGGGCACTGTTGCCACGGCACGGCTTGCTACTTCTGGCACGGCAAGTTCCAGCACCTTTCTGCGCGGCGATCAGACGTGGGCTGCGGTGCAAGGATATTCAGGGCCTCAATATCAGGTATTTACTTCATCTGGAACATTTACTGTCCCTGCGGGCATCACTTCGGTTCGTGCTCAAGTTTATGGTGCTGGAGGAGGTGGTAACGGGGCACGTAGCGGTGGTAGGGGAGGCGTTGGCGAAGCAATCGTCACAGTAACTCCCGGGCAGACAGTTTCTGTAACAGTTGGTACTGGTGGAAACGGCAATTCTCGTGATAACACTGCTTCAACAGGAGGAACATCTTCGTTTGGTTCCTTTATTAGTGCTACGGGCGGTGGTGGTGGTGCAGGTAGTACTAATGGAAGCGATGGTTCAGGGAGTTTTTCTGGTGTTGCTTTAGGTCTTAACTTATCTCAAATTAGCGCTTTACGAGTGGCTACTGGTGGTAGTGGGGGTAATACCGGCAACCCGTGTTTTTACGTTGGTGGCCAGCCCGGCGGATCAGGCATGTCTGGTGGTGGTGGTGGAGGTGGAGCGCAAGCCTCTGGTGGAGCAGGTGGTATTTCGGCTCCGGGAAATGCCGGTTCTGCCGGTGGTTCAGGCGGCTTTGCAAGTGGCGGTGCTGGTGGAGCGCCCGGCGGTTCTGGAGGTGGTGGAAGTAATCCATACGGTGGTGGCGGTGGTGGTGGCGGTGGCGGTGTCATCGTTTTTTGGTAAGGGGTTAAGTAATGAAACAAGCTCTAATTGATCCGTCTGTCGCCGTCCAACACGTTATTTCTTGGACGACCACTCCCCCGGTTCAGCCTGTTTATGCAACATACCCAAATTCAGCGCGAGTCGCTGAAGTTGCAGATGCGCCATTTGAGGTTGCGTTACCTTTGTTTTGGACGCCTTGCCCTGATGAAATCCTTGCAGATCAGTGGTATTACGACACGAGTGATGGCAGCTTCTATCCGGTTGTGAATGTGCCTTCTTTCGAAGCGGCGGATTCTCAGCCCACCGTTGCAGGGGCACAAACGCTATGAGCACCGTAATCGCCAAGAACATCCAGATCGGTACCTCGGGTACCGCGACCAATAACTTTACGTGGTATCAACCGGCCAGCCCGGACGGCACGGTTCGCCTTGGCGTTGGTAACAGCGGGGCTACCACAGGTGATGTGATAGCGGTTAATAGCTCGGGCGTGACGGTAACTGGGGTGATTTCTGGTACTTTAAACAGCACCGTCACAGCAACTACCCAAGCCGCAAAAACAGCAAACACCACGATTGCGACCACGGCGTTTGTTGATCAGTTGCGTTCTCTTTTGACCCAGTCCACTGCCGCTGGTGGTGGCACGCTGGTCATTGGTGATCGCGGCACTCTGGTATCTGTAACCGCCGGTGTAACGGTGCCTGCCAACATTTTTGCGGCGAACGACGTTGTGACCATTTACAACAATAGCGGCAGCAACATCACCATCACCCAAGGCGGTAGCCTGACGCTGCGTCAGGTCGGCACTGCTAACACGGGTAACCGCACGCTGGCCCAACGTGGTCTTGTGACGGTTGTATTTATCTCCGCAACCGAAGCCGTCATCTCAGGCGGGGGCCTGACCTAATGGCCGCTATCCACAATGCGCTGGCAGGTGCTGGTGGAGCGCCGGTGTATCTGAATGCTACTGGTGGCACGATTACCACCGACGGCAACTTTAGAGTTCATTCATTTACCGGCAACGGCACCTTCACCGTGACTGACGCGGGTTCGGGGTATCCCGAGGCTGGAACAGTAGAGTATTTGGTTATTGCTGGTGGCGCTGGGGGTGGTAGTTGGATCGGCGGCGGTGGTGGCGCGGGTGGTTATAGAACAGCCACAGGTTTTGCTGTAACTGCGACAGCGTACTCAATTACGGTTGGTGGCGGCGGTGCCATCAATAGTTCGGCCCGAGGGTCTGACGGCTCTAACTCCATCTTTTCTTCTATCACTTCTACTGGTGGTGGTGGCGGCGGCTCTAACGGTGGCTCAGCGTATGCAGGTCGTAGTGGCGGCTCAGGAGGTGGCGGCTCTTGGGAAGGCGGCGCTGGCGGCGCTGGCACTTCGGGTCAAGGCAATAACGGCGGCGCAGGTGAACCCCCTCCCAATAATTTTGATGGTAATGGCGGCGGTGGCGGCGGTGCTGGCGCTGTAGGTGGCACGGCTGGTTCAAACGGCGGAAACGGTGGCGCGGGGTCTGCATCTTCTATCACCGGATCATCCGTAACCCGCGCAGGGGGCGGCGGCGGTTCGGGTGGTGTTAATGCTGCCGGAAGTGGTGGCTCTGGGGGTGGCGGCTCAGGATCTAAAGCCGGTAGTAATGCCGGTAGCGGAACGGCTAACACCGGTGGCGGTGGTGGCGGCGGACGAAGTTCGGGCTCGACGGGCGGCTCTGGTGGCTCCGGTATTGTGATCATTAGATACAGATTCCAGTAATGGCACACTTTGCAAAACTTGACGAGAATAACGTCGTCTTAGAAGTCAATGTCGTCAATAACGCCGACATTGGTGATCTGCCTTTCCCGGAGAGTGAGCCGGTTGGAATTGCTTTTTTAAATAACTGGGCAGGTCAGGTGTTTAACTGGAAGCAGACCTCGTACAACGCATCGTTCCGGGGCCGCTATGCGGGCATAGGGGACATCTACGATGCTGAACGCGATGAATTTATTTCGCCAATCATTGACGAGGCGCAGACGCTGTAAGCCATGTTTGGTATCTCAAGCTTCGCTCAGTCACCGTTTGCCTCACTGGCAGGGACGAACTTTGTCTTCTCCTTGACGGAGAACTTGGACTCTGCCGATGCCAGCACCCAACTGTCCGCGTTCCTCCAGAGCCAGACCGAAGATGTCACGATGGGGGACGTTGAGTCCACCGCTGGCATTTTCTTCGGGGCCGTGAACGAGAACGTGGGCATGGACGACGCCAGCGCCCAAGCATCGACATTCCTGCAATCCATCACGGAAGACAGCAATTTAAACGACACCCCGACCATCGAGGCTCAGTTTGCTCAGTCCGTGACGGAAGACGCAGTTCTTGCCGATGACCCGGTGCCTTTCTTTGCCGCCTTGCAGTCCCGCGAGGAAGACATTCTAGAAGTGGCTGACTTCAGCACCCAGCAGTCCAACTTCTTGCAGTCCATCGCTGAGAACGCCAATCTGGCCGACCCGTCAACCATAACCGCGCAGTTTGCCCTGTCGGTGGCAGAGAACCTCTCTGTCGATGACATCCCAGTTGTTGCTGCCCAGTTTGCCGCCGCCGTCTCTGAGGGCGCGTCCGTTGCCGATCTGAGCACAGCCGGTCTGATCTATGTGGACTCGATCACTGAGAATCTGTCTGCGGCGGATGCTCAAACCGTGGTCTCCAGCTTCTTGTTCTCTTTGGCTGAGAACTTGAACAGCAACGATATCCCGGCGGTGATCGCAGCGTTTAACGTGGCAATCAGCGAAAATACTGCTCTGGCGGATCGTTTTGGAGTTGGTGGCTGGGTCAAAATCATCACCACCCAGAACGCTAACTGGACCAACATCACCGACACCCAGAGCGTTAACTGGCAACTTATCGATAATTCCCAATAAGGAGCCTCGTAATGAGCACCTATTCCCCCAGCCTGCGGATCGAACTGATCACGACGGGCGATCAAGCCGGTACGTGGGGTAACACGACCAACACCAATCTGGGCACGCTAGTTGAGTCGGCCATTGCCGGGTATGTGTCCGTCTCCGTGACTACGGCCAACCAAGCGCTCACGGCCCTGAACGGCGCGGCTGACCAAGCGCGTCAGCAGACCATCGCCCTGACGACGACCACCGGGGCTAACTTCGCGGTCTATGCGCCCCCGGCAGAGAAGACCTACGTCATCTATAACGCCAGCGCGTACACGGCCACGATCTACAACTCCACGGTGATTGGTAACACGACCGCTGCGGGTGCTGGGGTGGCTATCCCTGCCGGTAAGACCATGACGGTTTGGTCTGAGGGAACCAACTTTGCGTTCCAAAATACCCACATTATTGGCACGTTGGTGGGCAACGTCACGGGTAACGCAGATACCGCTACCACTGCTACTACGGCAACCAACGCCACCAACATCAACATCAGCGCAACGACCAGCTCTGACACCACGACCTCCTTGGTGCTGGTGGGTGCGCAGGCTACGGGCAACCAATCACCGTTCATCGACAGCGGGCTGGCCTACAACGCCAACACCAACACTCTGAGCACAGACAACGTGGCGATTGGCTCCGGTACTCTGACGACGACCAATTGGACGATCACGGAGTCCGGCGGCAAGCTACAGTTTAAATACGGCGGCGTGACGGTTGCGTCTATTAACACCAACGGCGCAATCGTGTCTGCCAACGATGTGACTGCATTTGGTACGCCTTAAGGAGCGGTTATGGCTCTGCCTTCTTCTGGCCCCTTGGCGCTTACCCAGATACAGACTGAGTTCGGGGGGTCTAACCCCATCAGCATGTCTGAGTATTACCGTGGGGGTGCGTTTGTAACCTCCAACAACACGACGGTTCCCACCTCCGGGGCCATCTCGATCAGCAACTTCTACGGCACGGTCAAGCGCGTCTTCATCCCGCTGACCATCTCCTCCTCTACGTACAACTACGATGTGTACGCCAACCGGGGTGGCACGTACATCGCCGGCATCTCTGACATTCAAGTCACGGTGAACGGTGGGGTGTTTGTCGGCAGCACTTCGACCGGCACATACGCCATGCTGGTGACCAACTCGTTTAACGCTGGGGATACCGTCACCATCATCAACAACGGCGTCATCGAGGGCATGGGCGGTAACGGCGGTGATTCTCAGTTTGCCGCTCAAAGCGGGGGCAACCCCGGCACCAATGCTGGTAACGCTCTGTACATCAACCGGGCCACGACCATCCAGAACAACAACGTGATTGCCGGTGGTGGCGGTGGTGGCGGGGGTGGTTCTGGCTGGACGCCAAGCAAAGGTGGTTCCGGTTGGGGTGGCGGCGGTGGTGGCGGTGCAGGCTTTAACCCCGGAAGCGGTGGTGGCGGCGCTTTCCCCGGCAACAACGGAACAGACAGTGCGGGTGGCGCAGGCAACCCCGGCGACTTCCAAGGCATCGGTGGCGGTGCTGGTGGTGGTCGTGGAGCCAACGGTGCAAACGGTGCGGCAACTGGCGGTGCCAACCCCCGTCCGGGCGGTGCAGGCGGTGCAGCCGGCTTCTACATCGTTGGTAATAGTTTTGTTACGTGGACCGCGACCGGCACGCGGCAAGGTCCAGCAGCTTAATCGGAGCAACAATGAACAGCATCAAATTCAAAATCCAAGGGTACGACGAGGCCAGCAACTCGCTGCTGGTTTCCTTTGCCTCCGACACGACGGCCAGCACCGATCCGGCAGCGTACACCGCGTATGCCTTTCAGCCGATGACCATGTGGCCCGATGTCACCGATACTGAAGAGATCAAGAAGCGCATCGCCATGGCCGGTATGCACCACGCCAAGCTGCAAGAAGCCAAGGAAAAACTTACTGCCAACCCGCAGCAGGTTAACCAGTTCAAAAGCATGGTGGGGCAGACCCATGAGTTCCCCGTGGCTGATCTGACCAACAACCCGACCACGCCCTTCCAGACGGTTTAAATATGACCCGCAAACCCTTCGCTGCGTTTGGTCGCGTTCTCTACGCCAACTACTACAACCAAGGGGATGTGGTCGAGGTCCGGACCAGCGCGGCCAGTAAAACTGTCCTGTACTTCAGTGAGGGCGACTTTACGTGCCGGGATAAAGCCACCGGAGAGGTGCAGCTACAGTGCAACACCGGCTGGTTCTCTTACGGCGATCACGAGAACAGGTTGATGCTGTGTACCGCCAACCAGCCGACGGTGTGCTGGTGCTACGACCCCGAGGTCAACCAAGGCTACGTGCCGCCCATCAGCGTCTTTGAGTTGAAGCAAGGTCAGTCCATGGTCATGGACGCAGGCACCAATCTCTTCCTTTGCAGGGGAGATTTGCTGGTTAACGCACAGCAGTATGCAAGTCCCTATCAACTTGCAGTGCGGACCAGCGGCAACACGTTCACGGCAGTCACGGATGTTTACGGGCTGTTGTTTAAATGAACCACGCCACGGCGCTGCCGATCAACATTGATCTGTCCCAGTTTCGGGAAGAGCTGCTTGCGCCGCATCAAAAGTACTACCGCGTGCAAAAGTACGCACGCAATCTCGACGGGACTTCCATCCCATATACCGAGACATTGAGCGTTTTAAACGCGGAAGAATTTGTGTCGCAGCTTCCTGCGGCGCTACTGGAGCTGGAAAGACCACAATTATTTTTACTTGAGCTGCCAGCCATAGACGCAGTTGACCCCGTGCTGCCTGCGCATGTGGATTTAAACAAGACCTGCGGCATCAATGTCTACCTCGACACCCACGGCGAGGTGACCAAGTTCTATCGCTGGGACAAGGAAAGCCGCACCTCCGAGTACGCGGAAGAGTTTTGCGCTGCAACAAACGATGTGTGGTTGATGGATACCTCTGTACCCCATTCGGTGGACTTGGTTCCCGGTAAATCTCGCCGTATGCTCACGTTCTCTTTCACGAAGACCAAATACAGCGAGGTGCTTGAGTGCTTTCAAACAGCGTGATCCGCGAGGTGACGGTAGACAACGGGCGCAAGCTGCGGGTCTACGACAACGTGTTTGATTTGGAATACAGGAGCAACCTGTACGCCTTTGCGCAGAAGTCCATGTACCGGATCGGCTGGGCCGACGGCAATATCGTGGAGAACAGCAAGCACCAGTTCTTACACGCCCTGTATTCCCCGGAAGACATCGAGCGAATCCAGTTAGTCCCCAAGCTCAAGGCAACGCCTGTCGGCCAAGAGATGGAGGGGTTCAACCTGACCAAGTGCGTCATGAATCTGTCCACCCCGTCGGACGCCAACTTCGTCCACGCCCACCCAGAAGACAAGGTGCTGCTGTACTACGTCAATCTGGAGTGGCGCGACGGCTGGCACGGTGAGACGCTGTTCTACGACGAGCCAATCAAAGAAGTGATGTTCGCCAGCTCTTACACGCCCAACCGCCTGATTGCGTTTGACGCCAAGATCCCGCACACCATCCGTCCGCAGTCGCATATCGCGCCGTTCTATCGTTTAACTCTAGCTCTGATCTACAACAAATGCTGATCGTGGTGGATAATGTGTTGGACGATGCTCACCGCGCTGCGGTGGTGGGATTCTTTTCGTCCAGCGATCAGGCCCGAGCCATGAAGTGGCAGCCCAGCACCCTAGCCGGGTTCCAAGAAGACCAATCGCCCATGGCGCTGCTGGTAAAGGCGGCCTCCAAGTTCTTTGACCTAACCTCCATGGTTGGGTGTGAGTACTGGGCGCACTACGGCACTCGCCCGGACTGGCATATCGATAAAGACGAAGCCTTGCAAAACACCACCGGTGAGGTGGCTCACCCGCTTTGCAGCATCGTCTACTACGCTGATGTAAATGTGACTGGCGGGGAGTTCAGGACAGAGTCCATCGCCGTCAAACCAATTACCAACAGAATGGTTGTTTTTTCCCCCGGCATCTTGCATGGGGTAGAGGAATATACGGGAACCCGTATGTCAGTTGCAGTTAATCCTTGGGCCAAAAAGCCTATGGGGTACCCTGAGTTTGGCTAACTATGATCGATCCGTTTACCGCATTTGCTGCCGCTCAAGCTGCGGTGGCTGGCATCCAAAAGGCCATTAAATTAGGCAAGGACGTTAACGGCCTTGTCGGGGAGTTCAGCCGTTTCTTTGACGCCCGAGATGCCGTTCAAAAGGCCGCCAACGACGCAGGCAAGTCCGGCAAGTCTGATACTGGCAGGGCGATGGAGATCGTCATGCAGGCCAACCAACTGCGTGAATCTGAGGAGCAACTCAAACATATGCTGGTCTATGGCGGCTACCCCGAACTCTGGGAGATGATGCTCAGGGAGCGGATGAAAATCAAACAGGCCCGGGAAAAGGCCGAGAGGGTTGCTGCGGCTGAGCGCAAGAAGGTTGTAGCCGAGCGCCTATTGATGGCGCAAATCATCGGTGGAGCGATTTGTGTTGTCATTATTGGCACCATCATCATCTTTATCGTTAAACAGGCGACGTCGTGAGCGAGGAGAAGGTCAATCCCAACAGCCTGATCGAGAAGGTTCTTGGGTACGTTGACTCGCCGTTCAAGTTGTTTGCCATTCTGTTGATGGCGGTGTTTGCGTTTGTGGGGTACTTTGTCTGGCAGAACCAAGCCTTCCTGATCGGGGCCTACAAGGAACAGCAAAAACTGCCCAGCATCGCCGAGGACCGGGTGGAGGATGCGGCGGCGCACTTATTCAAAAATACCGAGGCAGTGGTCGTCGCTATCTTCAAGGTAAACCCAATGTTTGGCACCCGCGTCCTACATCGGGCCTATACCAAGGACGGCAGGGACAAAACCCATGAGGGGCTGGATGTGGGCCTCTTCACCGCAAACGTTGCAAACAACAGGGACGTTGTGGCGCTCATGGCCAGCGAGATTCCCTGCGGCCACTACAAGACCGCCCAGTCCGAGATTGGGTTATGGTATATGGAGAAGGGCATGACCTACGGGTGCCGTATCAGTGTGCCGCCCGAGCAGGGAAAGTTCATCGGGCAGATCACGGTGGGCTGGAAAGAAGAACCGCCGGACGTAGAGCAGTACCGCGTCCTTCTGCAAATTGCAGCAACTATGTTAGCTAGGAGTAAGAAGTAATGGAATGGCTTAAACAAATTGCACCCACTATCGCGACTGCGATGGGCGGTCCGCTGGCCGGTATGGCTGTCTCCGCTATCTCTAAAGCCATCGGGGTGGACGAGGACAAAGTCAGCGACCTGATCAAAGACAACAAATTGACCGCCGACCAGATCGCGCA